TTTGTGACCAGAAGATACCATCTTCAGACCACGATACAATCCAAGTTTTCATTATACGCCTACGTTAAAACTAACTGTTCGTCTTTCCTCTTCACATACATGAAAATGCACCCAATGTCTTAGATGACTAGGAAAGATATACATCTTACCTACCTTTTGTTCTGGCAAGTAAGGTTCATCATTATGATTAAACTCCAAAGATCTATCTGGACGTTCAGAAATGTCCATATCATCAGGAATATTTTCAGGAAGTTTCAAAATAATTACGCCAGACAAATAATGATTATGCCCATGAGGAGGAGTAATGTCTCCTTTAAAATACCTATTAACCCAAATGTCAGAATATCTACTATCCCAATCAGGAGTAGGAACATTTAAAGTATCGCAAGGTCTTCCCAAATAATTTAGATATTGTTGAGACATTGCTACGATAAAAGAATCCAAGGTCAACTGTTGTACCTGTTCTTTTAACAAATAAATGATCTCAAATCCTCTATTCAAAAGATTAGGAAAGTTTGGATTATGTGTATGTTTACTAGAACACATCTCCAAAGTTTCATCATCCATATTATCAACTAAATTGTTGATACTATTGATTAGATCCATAGGGCAATCAACTTCTAAAATAGAAGGTCCAAAAGGATGTCTTGCCTGGATATTAATATCACTCATAAGAAAAAACTCTCAAGGGTATTTTGTCGTTCAACACTCCAATCAATACAATCAAGAATAATTTTGATTGGTTCAATAAAAGATTTGCTGAACTGTAGTTCATAGTCCACATACTTATGTAGATCCAATTCTTTGGGTAAGTCCTGAATAAAAGACATCACATTTTCCTGTATAGGATTAGGAGTTTTCAAATAACAGAACTTGATCTTTTCTCCACTTTGAATAGGAGCATACTTCCTATCCAATCCTTTTTTCTTAGTCCAATGATTATACAGGATAACTCCTCTAACATGAATAGGGCAACCTTTCTCATACAATGTTGATGAGGATTTCCACTTATTGATTTGAGAAATACTTCTAGGAAAGGCAATCTCTTCAGGTGGAAGATTCTTAAATTCAGTCCTACATTTTTCAATGAAAGACTGCATCTCTTCCTCAGTAGAACTCATCATTAATTTGAGTCCATCCTTAATCATTTTTCTAACGGGAGCAGGTGTAGAGGTTTTGATTGCCTCAATACCCATGATCTTCAGTTTAGGTTCGTTATATCGAACACCTTCACTGTCCCATACGTTGAGAATATATCGTTTCTTCGCAGTCCAGATGCCACGTTCCGCGATATTCTCACGTTTCATTTGCATTTTTTGGTCGTAGGCGTTAACGTAGTCGGCCAATTCTTGGTAAGAACTCTCAATATATTTTTCAAGTTCCAACTCACAGACCTTATTAAGGAAATTGACAACGCCTTCAGTAGTTTTCTCTCTCCCTTTGTATACAGTTTCAACAAAAGGACCCATATTAAGATAGATACTATCAGTATCAGAAGCAATAACATAATCGATCTCCTCGGTTTTCAGTACCTTGTTAAGATACTGGTTCATTTTATTCTCAATCCATCGGATAGATACTTGTCCAGATAGAGTGATGGCTTCTGCATTGGCAAGTTTATAGTAACGGAAATACTGGTTACCGATAGCACCATAAGCAGAGTTAAGAGCAATCTTCTTGGCCATTTGAACGTTATTGCATCTTGCAATTTCTTTCTCCAGTGCGACACTTGGATTTTTTTCGTTCTCTTGTTTTGCCTTAAGCATTCTCTTCTTGAAGACGACACGTTCTTTGTACATCTTCTCCATCAACTCGGGCAAGAAGCCCTTCACATCCTTGCGGAACATAGCACCATTGGCACATACCGCATAATCAGAATACATTTCAAAGGTAATATCCTGATTAAGAAGTTTATCTACAGTAGCAGAAGGATGACGAGTCTCAACCAGAGTCTCTGGTGAGATATTGTATTGCATAATCAAATGCGGATACAGTGAGTTCAAGTCAAAAGAAACCACCCAGTCATACTTACCAGGCTTAGGTTCCTTGACATATGCACCAGCATACTTATCATCTTTCTGATTACGTTCCTTCTGAGGAATGACAATATTCTTTTTCTTCAAATAATTATAAATGATCGCATCCCATGTGCGAACCTGATAGGCAATATCACTAAAGTTAACCTTTGCGTCATAGGCACGAGTGAAACACAAATCAATAAGACGTAGTTTATCCTCAAGTTTATCTACAAGTTCTACGTCAACAATGTTGTAATCTACAAACTTCTTCCAATTACCATGGTAAAACTCACGGAAAGTATCAAACTCAGAGTGATCTAATTTCTTTTGACCCAACTCCATAAAGGCAATATGATCCAATCGATAACTCTCTTGGTTCGGAGTTGCAGGTGACTTTCTATAGAGATCAAGATAATCAATCACAGAAACACCAGCGAGATCATATCCGATCTGTTTGCGTCCCATGATTGTAAACTCATTTCGTCGAGTAATATTCCAAGGAGACATTCTCTTGGCAAATTTCTCGCCCATGATACGTTCCATACGTCCCATAAGGTATGGAATATCATACAACTCACAGTTCCATCCAGTAACAACTTCTGGAGAATACTGTTCCCACCACCGAACAAACTTTTCAATCAGATCAGTTTCTGTATAACAATGGATATACTTATAATCCTTCCTGTCCGTTTCATATGGGCGGGTTCCCCAAGTGATGATTTGTTTAGTGGTATAATCCTGAACCGTAATTAGAAGCAATTCTTCTGCACAATTAAAAACATCGGGGAATCCACTCTCCGCAGCAACCTCGATGTCAATTGTGATTAGTTTAATTTTACTGATATCAAACTTGATTTCATTCTCGGGATAATTATCAGAGATAAACTGATGTGCATATCTCTCATTACCATAGATACGAAATCCCTCAACAGAATTATACTTGTCGATAAACTCACGACAATCACGAATACTGCCAGGTTTGACGGGTTCTACAGATTCACCCTCTAGAGTTTTGTACTTAGACCGTTTCTTTGTAGGGACAAAGAGAGTTGGTTGATACTTTTGTCTATCACTAAAGTGTTTTCCGTTCTCATATCCTCTTACTAAAATGTCATTACCAATTAGGAAAACGTTAGTGTAGAACCTCATGTCGTTGCTAGTTTCAGGTAGGCGTCAATAAGTGATTTGTGTGGTTCGACGAGTGTTAGAATACTCTCGGACGACATCATTATAACATTATCATCCGTATAGTCTACAAGCCAAGGAACCAATCTTTCTTGCGGCGGCAGATCTGTTTCGTGTTTACCCAAGATTTTATATGGGGAAGTAAGTTTGCAATTCGGTTGACCGATATCAGCAAGAACTTCTTCAATCTGAGTAATCAATACCTCATCATTCTTTAAGATAAGGATTTGTACATTAGTTTCCGAGTCCATCCATTTTCTCCTTATAGGATTCTTTCACAGCTTCAAGTGGTTCTACAGCAGTAACAATCCACTCTGGATCAACAGGGATACGATTTTCAGCAGACATCGGCATCCATTGATAGAACCTGCAACTATATCTAGGTGGTCCAGATTCCTTTCCTTCGGTCAATAATTCTGGGTCTTCAACCAACTTAACGATGAAAGGATTGGTCAATACCATAAAGATTGGCTTCTCATTCTCATCTACCAACTCTTGTACATCTGCAATAACTTCCTCATTTGATTTCAAGAGCAAAAGTTTGATAGCCATTTCATCCTTTGATAGTTAAGTAGGGTGGGAGGAGGGAATACTTCGTACCCTCAAGTTATGGGAATCGCTAAAGCGAAAATTAGTACATAACAACAATGGTTCCCTTGGTTCGGGTTCACTTCCTTTAGGGAAGGCGAGTACCACCTCTAACCATTTACATTACCCCGCCTAATTCCAACAGGGTTATTCAGTCACTCCCGTGTCAACCTCGTCAGGTCAACAAATATATTATGACACAAAAAAAGGGGGGTGTCAACTGGTCTTTGCCAGTTACCCCCTGCGGCGACGATATTCTTAAGTATTTATAAGTAATCCTTCCGTGCATGGTGGTCAGGCACTACTTTCCCCAAGTCAATCGTCAATAGCCCATCCTCAAAAGTAACTGATCTAACCTCCGTGTCGTCGCTGAGCGTCCAACCGCGGCTGAAAGTTCTTTGAGCAATGCCTCGATGGGCATATCTAGTTTCGGATTCGTCAGAATCTTTGTTTCCAGTGACGTAAAGTTTTCCGAATTCTGTGTAGACATTTACCTCCTCCTTTTTAAATCCTGCAAGAGCAATTTCTAAACGAGATTCTACGTTGTTAACTTGAACTAAGTTGTAGGGAGGGTAATTTGTCGTTTCATTTAGAGCAAAGAGACGGTCGAAATAATCGTCCATACCAATTGCATTACGGGTGATCTTATCCATTAAGGCAGGAAGATCGGCCGTGGTATATCGTGTTAGGTTTCCCATTGTACTTCTCCTTTTAAAGCGAGATTTGATTGTGTGGACCCCGAAGGCATCCACTACTAATTATAATACTTTCGCTCTAAAACGAGGTGTTGCAAACCCTCTTATTGTGTTCGGTTAACTGAATGGCGGTCCCCAAATCCATGCAACCAAGACTTTTCTTGTCCCAGAAAGTACGGGTGTCACCCTATGATAGGCAAATGAAGGAAACATTGCAAAGAGTCCCTTCTGTTTTGGTATTTGGATTTCAGGAAAAAGTTCTAATTGTCCTCCCTCATATTCTGAGGGATCACTAAGTTGTATGACTATTGTTAATTTACGGGAAGGTGATAATCCTTCATTGTAATCATGGTGCCAGTCGTATCTCCCATCTTCATCTCC